AATGTTAAGCCAGACATTGTTGCAGATTTTCGAGATATGCCATTTGATGACGAAACATTTAACCTTGTTGTATTTGATCCGCCACACCTTCTCTTGGCCGGTCAGAAATCATTCATGCGTGCACAATATGGTCAACTAGATTTGTTGACTTGGAGATTAGATTTGCAACAAGGTTTTGATGAGTGTTTTAGGGTATTGAAAACAGGTGGGACACTTATTTTTAAATGGTCCGATGCTCAAGTAAATGTTAAGGAAATTTTGGAATTGGTTCCACATCAACCACTTTTCGGCCAGCAACGTGGGACGACTCACTGGATGGCTTTTATGAAATTTTAGGAGGTATTGATGTTAAATCTCTATTTCATTTACAACGGTCACCGCAAGATACTTATTGGGAGTTTCGACCATATACATAGCGCAATCAATGAATTAAAGAAACATCAAGCTAGTTACTCAGCAATCAGCCATCCACGATTTCGGAAAAGCATGAGTGGTGAGAACATTAGGATTGACTACGGAGCAGCTGATTGCTACTACTTGATTACGAAGAAAACGGAGGAAAAATAAGATGAATACAAAAATGAATTTGGAAGAAAAGGTTCAACAGTGGTTTATTGACAGGAATTTACATGAAGCAAATCCTGTCAAACAGTTCTTGAAGTTGATGGAGGAGTCAGGAGAGTTGTTTGAGGGTATCGCAAAGGATAAATCTGAACTGATTTACGATGCGCTTGGAGACATCCAGGTAGTTTTGATTGGGCTTGATCAACAGATTAAGAACGGTGCTCAGATTTCAGCAAATCAACAGGAACTTGAATTGCTGCTGATGGTTTCCAGCTTGGGCAATATCGCTCAGAAGCTATACGCTCATGTCTGTCACAACGAAACACAAATTCCTTTAATCAAAACAGATTTGATTTTTCTTGATAGCGTGATCAGTACGGTTTCATTTTGCAATGGCACTACAGCTGAAAGTTGTTTAGAAGAAGCTTATGAAGTTATCAAGGACCGCAAAGGAAAGATGATTAACGGGGTCTTTGTGAAAGAGGAGGATTTATAAAATGAAAAGACTAGGAATCATCATTGGGGTATTACTCGTAACAATTGCCTCACCGTTTATTGTTCAATTTGGTTGGAATGAGATTGTAACGACAATCCTCCCTGTCGCAAAGATTTCGTTTTGGCAAGCTTTGGGAGTAGATGCTTTAATAACCTTCATAAATCCAACAATCTATAGTGATGAAGAAATTTCAAAAAAACTTACTCAGGCCATTTCAAAGATTATATATTTTGCATTTGTTCTTTGGCTAGCTAGTTTGTTCATCTAAGGAGGATCTGTCAGATGATTGAAATAAATGGTAAAAACTACGAAGTCCATAAAGTAAAACTCACAAAAAAGGATTTAAAAACCTTGAAGAAAGGCGAAGCGCTTATTTTTATCTCTGAAGAAGCTAAACAAGCCATAACTGTTAGTTTGGAGGACAAGGAGTGAGATATTTTAAAATCCTATGTGTTGTTTTACTTGCATCATTCCTCGTGGCATGTCACCAGATTTCGAGTGGGACAGTAGTAGATAAGTACATTGATGAACCTCATACAACATTCATACCCGTGGTGTCTGGGAAAAGTTCGGTACTTGTACCAACAAGAACCAAAAGAAGATATATTCTGGTCGTTTCTGGATATGTAGGAAATAAGCACGTTGAAGAAACATTTGAAGTGACAGCCCAGGAATACAAATACTATAAAATTGGCAACACTTTTACACAAGATGCCGTTTTAGAAAATGAAGGAGGGGAAGAAAATGATTGAATTTATTAAAGAATTTGGAATAACTTTTCTGTGCTTTTTTATCGGTTACTCAGTTGTTGAATGTGTGACAGGAAAGGAAAAGAAAGATGATCAATAATGTTACGTTAGTAGGCCGCTTGACTCGTGACCCGGAGTTGCGATACACACCATCAAATGTTGCAGTTGCGACTTTCAGTTTGGCAGTGAATCGCAATTTTTAAGAATCAGGCAGGTGATCGTGAAGCTGATTTTATCAGTTGCATCATGTGGCGCAAGCAAGCTGAAAATTTTGCAAACTGGATCAAAAAGGGTGCTCTTGTGGGAATCACTGGCCGCATCCAGACTCGTAGCTATGACAATCAGCAAGGTCAACGTGTCTATGTTACGGAAGTGGTAGCTGAAAGTTTTCAAACTCTTGAAAAGAAGGATAATACTGCGAACCAGTCAAGCATGGAAAACCAAATGCCACCAAGTTTTAGAGCAAGCGATCCGATAGATATTCCAGATGATGGGTTGCCGTTTTAGGGAGGTGTAAAGGATGAACAGACTGAAACAATTAAGAAAAGAAAAGGGGTTGACTCAGCAGGAATTATCTGAAGTAATAGCTGTCTCATACCGAACTATACAAAATTGGGAAAATAGGGAAAGTCAAATCAAAACTAATAAAGCAAGTCAGTTAGCAGATTATTTTGGAGTAAGTGTAGGATACTTGCTTGGTTATGAACCTGAAAGTGAGCAAGTTAGCAATCATACAAAAATAAAAATTTGCTTCTCTAATGGTGAAGAACTGAGCTTTCTGGTAAGAAACTTTACAGAAAAAGAACTTACGAAGATTACTAGTCAGTTCAACAATGGAAATTTGATGAGGATTAGAAATTTGTCTGTTAATCCTAAGAATGTCAATTATTTTTTTGTTGAAGACTTTGAAGAAAATGAGGAGGTTGAAGAATGAAACGCTTCTTAATTGGCTATGCCTTACTAACAACTTGCCTACTATTTATGCAACGCAGTCAGCTAGATAAACCCTTGCTAGTTTATCACGCTGATAGCAAGGCACAGATAACTGGCAAGGTTACAGAAAAACGAAAAATCGGAAATCTATTCACTATCACGGTCAATGGTAACGTGTTTGTGGTGAGTGAAGATAAATACAATAATACAGAAATTGGAAATGAGGTCACACTATGAATTACAAAACTAAAATCAATGGAAAAGAAATCGAATACGGTGCACTAGTTGAAAAATCACATTTTTCAGACGAAGAATGGTCTGCCATCTATGCAGAAATTGCAGAACAAAATTACCCAGAAATTTTTAAAAACAGAAAATCAGATACTGCATTTATTGATACGCTTGGTGCCTTGACTTCACTAGAAGAACGATATGAAGCATTGCTTGAGCTATTGCCACAAAATCAATTTTCTCGCCCTGGTACACATCCAAAGTGGGTGGCAGATGCAGTAGCAGAAAACACTCTGAACAAAGTGGATACACAATACGATGTGTCTGATTTAATTGAACGATGTGAAACTCTAGAGGAATTGAAGAGTGAGCTGACAGAATATTTTGAGTTGGAAGAATTGTAGGAGAAAGTTGGAGATAAGGTAAGATTGTAATGACAAAGTACAAGAAACCAACTTACATCATCATTCAAGAAGCAATGGCAGAGCGTATTAGATTCCTGGAAGATGAAATGATGCCTGGAGTCCAGGTCGTTGAAAAAGTGGTCTATAAAGAAAGTCCAACAGCAAGATTGCCAGATTATTTTAACAATAATAACGAAGGTAAGATTATCAAGTGGAAGCAGTCACGAAGATATCGAGGGGGTAGGAATTGAAGAAATTAAGCGACGAAGACCTCAAAACATTAGACAGAGAACTTTTCAAATTTCAAAACGTTCAACGTACAATAGATTTGAGAAGGCTAGAACTAGAAACTCGAAATCCAGATGCTCAGAGTGGGCCTAGCGTAGGAATAAGCAAACCTACCGAAACCATCGCAATCAGAATAGCGGATGATCCAACCTTAAAATTCCTTGAAGGGTTCAAAGGGATTATCAACAAACTCTTGATCAATCTAGTTGATGAAGATAAGGAAATCTTTAATCTGCGCTGGAGATATCCTCAACTGAGGTGGGAAGAAATAGCAGAACAGAAATTCATGAGCAAAGCTACAATCTATCGACGTAGAAGGATTATCTTAGAACAGTACGCTATACTGAAAGGTGAGTTGTAAATAAGATTGAGACAAAAGACATCTTGAAGTCTCACGAAAAAAGGTCTATTATGATAGCATGAACTTTGAAACAAAAACACACATCACACTTGAGGAGTCATCCTTAATTCTAGTCAAAAAGTTGTCCAACAGAAGTATCGTCAAGAGTCAGCAAATGCTGGCTTTTTGTTTTGCAGAAAGGAGGTAGAACATGGAATTTGTATCACCGATAAAAGATAATGACGACATTCAGGCAATGAAAGATTATCTCAAAGAGTGGAATGAGATGTATTATATGCTATTCATTACAGGCCTGAATACTGGCTTGCGGGTCGGAGATATACTTACCTTGAAAGTTAAAGATGTTCAAGGTTGGCACATCAAACTGAGAGAACGGAAGACTGGCAAGC